TTTTACAAGTGAAGAAAAATTTATTCACATCAGTATGTATCAAAGAAACATATTCGTTTTTACCTTTATAATGTTCAAGAGTAGTTTTCTTATCTCTTTTTACTTCATAACATCTTGGGTAACCATCTAACTTTACATTCCATAAAGCAGTCAATTTATCGTACAATTTCTTTTGTACTTTATCAACCACCAAATCTAATCCAACTGGATTTACTTTTGTGAAGTTAGCCATTATCTTAATGTATAAGCAAAGATTTGATTAGCTTTAACTAAACCTTTTTTTAATTTACCTATCTCTGTTCTTATCGAAGCAATCTCACCTAATAACTGATTCTCTAATCCAATTACTTTTACCGTACTTTCATTCGCAGTTCCTTTTAATTCAATCATTAATTTCTCGTATAACTGAGCTGACTGTGATTGATTTGAGTTACTTCTTAATGATGATAAGTATAATTGAATACAACCTATAATGCCATTTATTTGAATTGCTCTCGCAAATAACATCTTGTTGTTTATAATGAAATCAGTATAATCTTCATATACAGTTATGTCTAAGTTAAGTCCTGAATCTTCTGACAATCCATCTACATCGTCTAAATCGAATAATGTAGTAGTCAAGTGATTTGGTACTTTAACTCTTTCAACTTGCAAATAGGTTGGAGAAGATAAAACATTACCTGCGTTCCAATCTCTTTTGTAAGGAGTTATTGTAAGTGAATTTGCAATATAACCAATGTAGTATTCTCCTTTATAAGTTGTATCTGTGTTATCTACAACCCAATCCAAAGTAACTTCTTGATGGTCTGTTGTTATTGTTATTACCTTAGATTGTATCGCTGCTTTCTTTGCAGTATTCCAAAGTAGTAAGGTAAATGTACCAGTACCTTGAAAATCGAGTAACACACGGCTTATTTTAAAAGCTATATTCTTCTGACTTGTTACTCTAATTTGATAACCGACAAATCCTGTTGGTAATACTTCTACTTCTGCTTTATTAGAAGCGTTTTTGAACAATAATGTTCTATCAATGAAATCGTAATCGCTAAATACTTGATTACAAACACTTGATATTGATGAATTTTTAATATCACTAAGCAATAAATTGAAACCTGTTGTAGATATATCAACGTAATCTTGGTTGTCCTTAATGTATTCGATTTTTGCATACGGATTATCCGTTACATAATATCCTGAAGAACTTGCTTGATTTGTTGAATCTACAATAGCATAATCAGGATTGTAAGGCTGTTTAAACCCTACAAGTCCCGATAACGCTGTTTGTATTTTAGTGATGTTTATCATCTACTAGATAATTGCAAAAGCAATGATAGGAGTTTCAGTAGATACTGTAAGTGGAGCTTTAGCAAATGACATATCTTGAGATATTTCGTATTGCGTAACAACGTCTTGAGTATAACCATTATTTGCACTATCATCAGCAGCAGTTACATAAGTATGCAATGCGTAAGATTCACCATCGATAGGGTTGATGATATTAGAGTAGTTACCTACTACTGTATCAACTCCAACTCTGTTTTGAACAGGAATCCAAGGCAATGTAGATACAGTTCCATCAGGAACAACAATCCAATATCCTTTTGTATGACCAGCTTTTACTGCAACTGCAAGAGCATTAAGCTCAACAGAGTGAACAAATGTTACTCCATTAAATTGGAATGACAAGTTAGCAGAGTTAGAAATACCTTGAGCAGCTTGATATTCAAACTTAGCATAAGCAACTGAATCACAGAAGATAGTATATCCTTCAGGATATTTATTAGCCATCATTGCAATTTTAGTAATCTGCATAGCTCTACTTTCGTTAGCAGAAGCAATCTCATAAGCATTTACTGTACCAGCAGTAATAAATGTACACTCAGGAGTTGTAGCAACAACAGCTGTTCTATTTGTAAACAAATAAGAAGTAGCAGCAGTTTCATATCCTTCCATAAAGTTAGATACTGCATTTGAAATTTCACTAAACAATTGCTCATCTGCATTATACAAAGAGATGTCAGATTGTTTCAATGACATATTGAATTTATCAGAATACGAAGTCCAAGATGGAGTTAATATTGCTGAATCTTGTTTCACACCAGTATGGTTGTGAGTTCTTCCACCTGTTCCAAGAGAACGCTTTGCTCTTGCGATGAAGTTAGTTTCTACCGTTCTGTCTTCTCTTACACGAAGTTCATCGTAGTTAGGGAACATAATAGGTGACATTCCTTTAAGTGCTAAATAAGTAGCTGGGTATCTGAATCTTAATTCAGAAGATTGAAACGCTCCAAGCAATCTTGCTTGAGCCTTGATAAGCGAGGCGGTGGTCTTGTTGGCCATTTTGTAAGTTTTTTATATTAATAAAGTTATTTTTTTGTTTTGAACTTTACCGTTCTATTCTTACCAGCTATTCCGCCAATATTTTACAAAGTTACAAAAAATCCCCTACAAGTTTTTAATTCGTAAGGGATTTTTTTATTTATGAGAAATAATACTGTCTAAACTTAATCCTGATTATAAAATCTGTCGAGATATTGTTCTGTATTACTTCTTTTTAGCTTTCATTTTAGCTTTTTTAGCTACACTAAGAGCAATTGCCACGCTTTGAGCCTGACTTTTTCCGTGTTTCATTTCAGTTCTAATATTCGAACTCACGCTTTTCTTTGAATAACCTTTCTTTAGCGGCATCTCTTTCTTAATTTATTAAAGTAAACTTTATTTTTGTACTCTAAAAGTTCATTTCGCAATTCGTTTGACGCTTCCTTTTTTAACGCTTCTATTTTAGATTTGTCAATGAATAAAGAAAAGAACCATTCAATTAGCTTTCTCATATCTTCAATGTTCCGTTGGAAATACGTTTAGCCATTTCTGCATTTTGTTTAGAAGCGTCCCAATTATTTCTTTCACATTCTTTCATAAATGCTTCAAAACTTCCTGCTTTACCTTCTCCAGTATCATCTCCTTTACCAGCTCCGCCTTCAACTTTAGCCAAATATGGTGTTGAAAATGTAGTTACCCAATCCTTAACTGTTATTGGAGAATAGTTTGCATCTTTTAAAATGTTTCCATTTGAATCTTTTACTACAACATTACCATCTTCTTTTTCAAATGAAAATCCTTTTTCTTTTGCTTCAGTAAAGATTGTAGATTTAGACACCAATACATTGTCAGGAATATGCTTTGTAAATTCATTCTTAATTTCGCTTAATAGATTTGTTTTCTCTATATGCGTTTTGAACGAATTAAATTCTGCATCTTTTTCGTTTAACTTAGAAACCAATCCATCAAACTCTGACTTCAATGTTTTAAACTTTTCATCAGGCTCAATTTTATTTTCTGATTCAGTTTTTGCTTTAATAGCATTTACCAAATTCTCCATTGTCTTGCCTTGAAAATCTAATCCAAGATTGTTTCTCTGCTCTTTTACAGCTATTTCAATAGCCATAGTTGCTGAATCTTTCTTGATATTTGCAATTCGCTCCTCATAAGCAGTTTTGCTCAAGAATACTTTTTCTGATAAATCTACTGAAAATGCTTCTTCACTATTTATCATTTCAATTAACCTACCACTTTCAATTCCTAATGTGGTTTCGATTTCTGCGATGTTGTCTAACGCCATAAATTATTTTTTAAGTTTAGCAATTTCTTCGGTTAGTTTGTTCACTCCCCAAATAGGCTTTACGCTCTCTCCTGATAACAATTCGTATTCTTTAATCAAATCATCTTTGCTTGGTTCTTGAACTTCTAAGAAATCTTTTCCTTCTAAATGTAATTTAGTAAGTTTCTCATCTTTTTCATACCACAATCCATTAATCTTGCAATTGTCATTTGTTGTGTCTGCAAAAGTAATGTGTACTAAATGTGGAGGTCTTTCTACTGATAATTTGTAGGCAGAATTAAATCCATTTCCTTCTCTACCCAATCTGTGTAATACATAAACTGCAACTTGGCTCATATAATTTTTGTTTAGTTATTGGTGCAACTGGTGGTGCTACAACCTTTTTATTTAATTCAAACCAACTGTTAAATTCAGCAGTCAATACTTCTTCTGACTTACTATAATCAACAACTGTCTGCCACCATTTTTGATATAATACTTTTCTTTGTGCTTCTTCGTTTCCAAAGATACTTAAAACTGTTTGTAAAGGTAAGTGTAAATATGGTTCGATTCGCATTTTTAACAAATTAATTTGCAAATCAATTGGATTGTTTCTATATTTTGCCGATAAATACTCACTAAACAACTTATCAAGTACCACACTATTTTCTTCAGCCTTAACTGACATCTCGTATCTTTCCAATAGTGTGTCATAACCTTCAACAATATATCTACGACCTAAATTAATAGTTATTCTACTTTCATTTCTATTTTTACCTAAGTCATAAAAGTTCAATATCCATTCGCAGAATTTCCACTCAACGTATTCTATGAAGTCAGCATATTTGTTAAGTTGATTTTCTAATGGCTGTTTGTTGTAAATTATTTCAGTAGCAGTTTTCTCTACATTGCTTACATTCTGAATACCGTAACTTGTTCCCCAATGTGTTTTATACATTCTTTCCTCAAGTATGTTCAATTCTTCGCTGTACTGTTTCCACACATCTAAGTCAGGAGATATAAATCCTGCAATGTTTGGTGCGATAACTGGAGTATCTCTGTCGTCAGGAATAGGTAACTCAACAACACCTGTTACATCGCTCTTACCCATCATCTTTCCGTGACCATCACAAGTAGTACAAGTTTCTTCCTCTACCTTACCTGTTCCTCCGCAGTCACCACAATACTGAACGTATTTCCAAAAGATTGGATTGGCTTTATAAATTTTATATAATGTTAAGAATGATTGGTCACGAGCATATTCTTTGGAGATGTCTATAATGTTATCAATGGCTGATAATCTCTCCTCCTCTGCTGGAATTTGAATGTTAGAACAGATAAGTGCAGGTACTTGACCAAATGGATGCTCAAATGTCAGTTCAGGTATAATGTTAAATTGACTACCTACTTGCTCAAATGTTCTGTCTGTCAAATCATCAACTACTCTCCAAAACTGTCTGTTCTCTAATCTCTTTGGTTCAAAGATAACATACTCGACCATCTGTCCTCTTGACTCGTAATAACGAATACTATCAATCGCTTTATAAGTTGGGTAAATATCTACCTCGGGTTCAGTAGTATATTCTAAGAACATCAATCCATTTGGGTCTGTGTTCATTAATTTAATTGCGTAGTCTTGTACCCATTCTGTTAAAGACTTTCCATCTCTAACACTTGCAATTTTATTTAAGAACTCTGCTTTAATCGTAGGGTTTAAAATATCGTAGTCTTTAATCCCTCCAGTTGCATAATAAATATTGTCGATAGGCTGAAATATTCTTCCGAATAAGTCTTTGATGCTTCTTGAGTATTTTCTCCTTGCTTCTGCTTTTACATTACTCTCAATTCCTTCTATATTCTCTATAAGCTCCTCTATGAAGTCATCTCCATTTACTAACGCTTTTAGTTCATCAGAACATTCACGCATTTCGACAAATTCTTCATTGATTTTAAGATTACTCTTAATAGCCGATATGGCTTCTTCGTTGTTTTTAAATATCATAGTTATTTATTTACCAAATTATTCTTAATCTCGGCTTACCTTTCAATTCAAAGAAAAATCTCATCATAAGTGCATCAGCAAAATCGGGAGAACGACCTATCCTCTTCTTTATCTCCTCTTTTTTCTCTAACGCTATTTTACCATCATCCTGCAATGGCTGTCTATTTATCTGCTCCAACTCCTCAATCACTTGCTTCCTGTATTTATCCTCTTGAATAAACATCTTAGAATCCTTAACCGATTCTGCAAAGTACCAGTAACATTGTGCCTTTAAGTTCTTAAAGTTCTCCGTTTTACCGTGCATCTTTATTGGCTTTCCATTATTGTTAAATGGAGTTGCTCCTACTAAATTTCCTAACTTTGTCGATGCCCTTGTAAATGTCTGCAATCCATCAGCATCATATATCACATTTTTAAGTGGCACTCTATTCTCTATACGTAACTCATTTATCTTCTTGCTCACCATCGTATCGTCAATCTTATCAATGGCAATTATCTTCAACGCTACAAATCCTGCCCAAACTACAATAACAAACTTATCTGAACCTGTATATGCAATATCACAAGTCATATATCTATCTTGAGTAGGCTTCACAAACTCATTGGTGTATAATCCAAGTATGTCAGCATACTCAAACATTGCATAAGGATTATCATCAAACTCCCAATTACCATACACAAGCCTTTGAACCTCGTTATGGCTTAATATTTTCATTAAGTTAGGAACGTAATCTTCAGGCAATGTCTTATTATCTGTTGGCAATGCCTGAATGAACTTCATGTGACTCGGTAGGTTGCCTTCGGTATTAGGTTTGTAATAGTCTTTATATAAATAATTTTTACTAGGATTACAAGTTTGCAATAACTTAGGAGCTAAATTGTATTCTTTGTTCATCCATCTGCCAATAGATGCTTGTAAATTGTTTTTACATTCTATATCAAACTCTCCAGCTTCTTCGATAAAACCACGAGTCATCTGCATTGAACCAAATCGCATATAGTTTGGGTCGCTTGGCAAATACTTTGCATCAATCAAAAATATTTTAGAACCATTATAAAATTTGAAATAATTATCTTGACCGTTAAAACTAAAGTATTCTTCTCCAATACCCCAAATATTCATAACTTCCTGAATAGATGGTGTTGTAAATTTACGCAAATCAGATAACGTTTTTCTCGCTATAAAATAATGCGTTTTTGGGTACATTAGTGCATCTGCACATATCAAAGAACAACCTATAAAACTCTTGCCTGAATTGTGGATTAATGTATTTGATTCGTTTAAACAGTAATTGTGATTATCTGCAACAGTTAAATCATATACATATCCTTCTTTTAATCCGTAATGAATCTCTTTTATTAAATGTGCGTCCAACTCCTGCGGAGTATCACATCTTTTATCGTTGATGCTTTTACATTGTATTCCTCCGCTAACATATCCCTTGTATAAACTCTCGGTATAAATTTCTTGCGTATCTCTAATACTTTTGTTTCTGTTAGCTTTGAGTTCCAAACATTTTCTCCACGTGTATCGAATAACTGAGGACAACGTTCTCTTGAATGATTTACATTCTCCTTGTCTGTTACCCATTCCAAATTCTGTAATCGATTGTCTAAGCGATTGAAGTTTATATGGTTCACAATTGGCTTGTTCTCCTTGTTCTCTAAAAAAGCTAAAGCAACTAATCGGTGTATCTGCATTTGTTTTTTCCCGTTTAGACTGAAATAGATTCTCAAATATCCGCTCTTGGTCAAACAAGGCTTTAAAATGGAAAGGTTCTTCTTCCCATAAGTCTTTCTTGATGCTACTCTCCCCATTGTTGAGATTAGATATTGACCATCTGTTCCATCTATTTCCTTCCAAAACTCGTTTGGCATACTCTCCTGATGCAATCCAATTTCCATTGTCATATATTTCGTGATTAGGTGTTAAACAGAACTTTTCTCCGTTCTGCATCACAAAGGTAATCATTTTATGGTAATGGTTGTCGCCACCAATGGGATATTTTGGTGTTTTTAATACTTTTTTGTATTCAGACCCTTTTGTAACTTCATTAAATGTAAGAACTTGCTCTCCAATCTCAATATTTTTTATCTCTTTCAATCCAGTTATCGTTCTAACTAATTGACTTCCAATTATACAGCCTTTTGAGCCACCGAAAACTATATCTATTGTATCTTTATCAGTCCACGCTTTTATAGCTTCTAACTGTTTAAGATTTCCTTTTACATTTATGCTAAGACTTTTACTCAACTACTTCATCCTCTTGGTTAATAATCTGCATCCCTATAATCGGAACTATCTTCAACTTATCTCCTCCTGAAGTTATATCAAGCTTCTCACTGTACTTTTTAGGGTTCATCCTTCCTAATACCCATTTACGAGTATCAAGTTGTAATCTTGACCTATTCACAGCTACCATACTTTGTTGTCTGTTTCCATTAACATCGTAATAGTAATCCTTAGTACCATCGTCAGATATTTCTAACATATCATCAAAGATACCATCAGCTCTTATCTCAGTAGCTTTCTTATATAACTCTATTCTTTCGGGATTTTCGTTTAACCAGTTGTAGAAAGTAGCTCTTGATATTGGGATGCAGATTATTAACCAAGAGGATGAAGTAGTTGAGCAA